GTACTCACAGGAGCTTCTGAACGGCTGGATGACCATCAGGTACTGGCTCGAGTCTCAATATCTTCCGGTCAAGACCACGTACAATTCATTTGTAGAATTCGTCATCAATCCAGTACCATGGTTCACGACCGACGAGCCGGGTCCCACGTGTCTCGCGATGTGGGACGAGATTGCAAAGATCCAGGTCATCAGGGAGCGTGTGGACCGCGAGCACTTCACGGGCTGGTTCAAATATAATGTGGAATAATATCAAATGTTCGACATCACTGGACCCAAGGTGCTGGCCCCGGCCCTCCTGTTTGCCATCCTGAGCCCGGGTATGCTTCTGGCTTTGCCTCGCGGTGCCGGTCTGCCCGTCCAGGCCCTGGTGCACGCCGTGGTACTGGCCGTCGTGTACTGGGCCATTGCCAAGTACGTCCTGCGCGTCAGCCTGACCACCACCGATCTGGTCGTGCCGGCTCTGCTGTTCGTGCTCCTGACTCCGGGCATCCTTCTGACTCTGCCCCCGGGCTCTGCTGGCGTCTTTATGAGCCGTCAGACCAGTGCTCTGGCCGTGGGTGCGCACACTCTGGTCTTTGCGATCGTCTTTGCTCTGCTGCGCGGTACGTTCCCCCAGTACTACTAAATTCCTCTTGAAAATGTAGAATGGTCAAGTACCTTGTGATTGGTCCAGGAGCCATGGGCTATTTCACGTTTCTAGGTGCTTTGACCAAGTTAAAACAAACCGGACAGCTCGAGGATCTCGAAGAGATTTCAGGAGCTTCAGCCGGTGCCTTATTGGCCTGCCTGTTTTGCGCGACGAAAGGAGACTTGACCAAGGTTTTGGACTATTCCATCGACGTGCCCGTGAAACAGATTATGAAACCAAATTTGACGTCTTTCCTCAAAAATTATGGCCTCGTGTCACACGCCAAGCTCAGAAAGGTGTTCCAGAGCACGTTCCAGCGCTTTATGGATCGCGAGGACATCACTTTTAAAGACCTCTGGGACTGGTACCCGATAAAGCTCCACGTGGCGTCGTACTGCGTCGACTCGATGAAGACGGTGTACTTTTCGGTCGACACGACCCCTTCTATGAGCGTTCTCGATGCTCTGTGCGCCTCGGTCGCCGTCCCGTTCCTCATTTCCAGTGTAAAATTGAAAGACAACTGGAACTACATAGACGGTGGGACGGTCGAGGCGACCCCAGGGGCCCCGTTTCTCGGGAAACCGATCGAGTCTGTTTTGACCATTGGGATGGTCATCACGCGGTACCCAGAGATTCGAGACCTCCGGAGTTATGCGACCCAGATGCTCCGCGCAACCATGGCCCTGCGTCACGTCTACGAGTATCCAGCGATACGCCTCGAGTGTGATGAGGCGTTCGATTTCGGTATGAGTCAGGAGGTGAAGCTCCGGCTCTTCCTCTCAGGATTTTCTCACGGTCTAGTAACAATATGAAGAGTATCATGCGTTCCGGGTACACCCAGGTCCGTTCTCGGAAGAGAATCACCGTGCGTCGCAAGGATGGCACGTCGTACTCGTACGTGCGCAAACCGGGCAAGACCCGCGTGCGTGCCGCGCCCATTCCGGATGTCGGCGCGGCCGGGAAGGGCTCCAAGCTCATCGGCAAGCTCAAGGGTGGTATGTTGACCAAGTACGGGTACCACCCGGTCGAGGCGATGACCAACCGTCACAAGGCGCTCTCAAAGGGCATCTCCAAGGGTGAGAAGCCCCTGAGCGTGATGCGCCGTCTCGTGGCCATCAGCACCCTGACCAAGCGGACCCTGCCCCGTGCGTCTCGCATCTACAAGGCGGACGCTATGTGGATCCGGTCCAAGTACGCGTCTCGTTTTGGACGCCGCCTATAAATAATGTCACTAGACAGTAAGATGTCGGCGTCACCAGTCCGTCACAACGCTCGTCTCGCTTTTCAGACGGAAATTCGGGACGCCCTGAGTAACAGCCGAGGCCGTGAAGCGTCCGTGCGTCGGGTCCTTCGGAGGCACCGCGGTCCTGCCTTGTCGTTTCTGAGTCGTTCGACTCTTCGGCGACTCCTTTTGGCGCTAGGATACACGGCCGCAGTCGCCACGGCCGCTACACACTGGCCGAGTCCTCCCCGTGGAGGTGCTCAGGCGTTCGTAGCGACTCCTGCAGGGAACGCCACGGTCAACGCTCGCTCGTGGGCCCAACGTGCGTGGAACGCCGCCCCGAGCCGCACGCGCATCATAAACGTCGTAGGAGCCGGAGCGGCGGCGGCCAATCCCTTGTTGGCTATTCGATGGATCACCGCGTCGGTCACGAGCCGGAGCATAGACGCCGTGGACCGTCAGATTGTGCATATGGAAGCCTCCGTCAACAAGGCCCGGGCCCAGATTGACATGTACGTGTCGTGGACCATATTCATCGCCTTTTTGGCCGTCATTTCACACTTTATTCCGCCCATCGTGCGTAACGTTCGCCGGACCGTCAACGTGCTTTTGACTGGGAACGCCGAGCAAGTGCTGACTTTGGCGGGTAACACGACGCGCCACGCGCTCGAGGCGCCCCGGGCCCGTGGACGGTCTCGTTCCAGGTCCCGGTCTCGGTCGCGCCAGGTTGCGGCTCGGACCTTGCGTATCGGTGCCGGTGCTCCCGTCAAGCGTTTGACTTTGCCAGCGTCCGTGCAGAAGCACACGGTTCGACGGTTGCCTACAAACACTGAACTCCTTGCACGTCTCGGCTAATTTCTGAAGAAATATAAATGAAGGTTGGTCAAGTCAAAGATGGCATGGCCGCACTCATGTTTCTGGTGGCGCTCGGACTCGCGCTCACCAGACGCATTACCCAGCCCCTCTTGGTCCTCGGGCTCGTGGTCGGCTTTCTTGTTGACGCCTTTTTCACGTTGAACCCTGATTGGCACTGTCGCGAGACGGACGGAGGCTGGCCTGTTTGGGTCCTGCGGTTCCAGCTTATAGCTTTTGTGCTCTTGATAGTTATTTATGGAAAGTGAAGTGAGGCGCTTGGCCCAACACATATGGGACTCTCTCGGTCCAGGATACTCAGAGTCCGTGTACCACTGCGCCTTTGAAGTGGCGCTTCGGTCGGAAGGGGTTCCCTACGAGACGGAGCGCATCATCCCCGTCTTTTACCAGGGCCAAAACGTGGGACACGTTCGGGCCGATCTCATCCTACGCAACTCGGTCGTTCTGGAACTCAAGTCGGTCGCGCGCCTTACGGATGCGTACCGAATTCAGACCCGGAATTATCTCAAGCTCCTTGGTCTCGAGACTGGATGTCTCATCAACTTTCCTGATCGCAATTCACCCATGGAATTCGAAGTGATCACGCTGTCTTCAAAAACTCCCACTGAAGTTCTCTACATATCTTCTCCCAAATCTGATCCTGAATGTACAGTTTCTCCTTCGACTTGAGGAGCGGGAAGCACGGGAGGTAGTCGTCCTCGCCGAGCAACTCGCAAAACTTGTACAGGACGTACGAGTAACTTAGAAAATTTTTCCTATTTGCAGGCTTGTGCTTTTCGAACGGGGCCTGTATGACGTGGAACATGAGTCGGAGCTTATCCTCGAGGGCCTGCGTCATGGTAGGGGGCTGGATCCCGTTTAGAATAGTCGTAATGTACGGTGCGTGCTCATAGTACTTGGCCTTGTTGAGTTTCTTGAGGAGCTCTCTGACTTTTTCATGTGTAATGTCCGAGAGCTCTTTTATCTTCATCTTTTTAAACTCTGACCGAAGTTGCTCTATAACTTCCACTGGGACACTCGTCGATTCTTTTGCTTGAAACTGACTTATCCATTCGTTAAAGTGATTCTCACGCTTGTATGAATACACGACGTTATTTTCCCGGTCTTGCTCATCCTTGAAACCCACGTTTTCGCCGAGGACGTGTTCTACCGATCCGCACTCTGTGCATATCTCGTCTGACGTGATATCATCAAATATTCGAGTGTACATTTTTCCACACTGACGACAAGGCTTTTCGTGCATCTGTGTTTTGGGGTGCATGTCCCAGTCATTTTCAACCTCTCGCATGTACTTTTTGTAAATTTCTCCACGCTGGACACCTTTTCGTGAAGAAACCTTGAGGTTTGCGACCCGAGTGGTCACTTCGCTCGGGGGAGCCTCGCTTTTCGTGTACTCGAGAAGCACGGGGACACAACTTAATAAAAAACTCACCTTTTCATCTTCGTTTTGGCAGGCATCAAGTCTTTCTTTATACCGAGCCTCCATAAACTCTTACTATTTTCTTGTTTTTAAATAAGATGGTTCCGGTTCTTGGAACGGCCCTGTTGGTCGCGGCTCTGACGGGTCTCCAGATTGTGGCCCAGAAGCACGTCGCCCAAGCCCTGAGTCACCACACGCTCATGGTCGTGACATCCATAGGGTACTTTGTGCTGAGCCTGTTGTATCTCGGCTGGCACCAGGAACTCATACTGAAAGAGATTCGTGAGCTCGTGGTCCCAATCATTTTGGTCCTTCTCGGGGCCATCGTCGTTGGTTTTATTGCAAATATTCTGTACTTTTCTATTATTCGACACGGTCAGATTTCAGTGGTCACGGCGCTCACGAGCACTGCACCCATCTTTGTCGCTGGCCTGGCCTTCCTGGTACTCAAGGAGGCTCTGACACCCAAGCAGATTGCGGGCATCGCCGCCGTCGTCGGAGGGACCGTGCTCTTGGCCTAGTCCGCCTTTGGTGCCAAGTAAAACTTGAGGTCGCCGAGGTTTGCAATGGTGTACCTGAAGATGATGGGCATATTCTCATTCTTCGAGTCTTGCATGAGTTGAACGCTTGCACACATGTTGGTCGCCTTGGTGAACAAGTTGATATATTTGAGGCTAAATACCGACCCGGATCGTCCAACAGACTCGGGAAACTCGAGGATAGTCTCTTGCTCGGCATAGTCACCCTTGCAACTCAGGGTCAACTTGGTCCCTTCACGGATGATGGCCATGTCCTGAGCCAAGTTCCCCATATCGCGGGTGATGCGCTGAAAGTCAATGGACGGAATAGTCGTCACGACGTTCATCTGAATATCCGGCAAGTCGAGAATGTCCTCATTAATGTCCAGGAGCTTGAGACGAAACTTGGTCGAAGACTTTTTGACGGGATTTTCGATGAAAATATCCATATAGTCCCTGTCGTGCACATCGATGGTCAACGTGTCCGTGCCCGAGATGGACTTGAGGAGCTTGTACATTGTGGTCATGTTGAGTCCTGCAGCAATAGGCACGGGGCACACGTACTCTTCAAAGTTCTCAGACCCGAGGGTCATATCGACCAGCGTGACTCGGGCCGTGTCGAGTGTCAGGATATTCATCCCCTTGGCCGTAAAGTACACATTCACATCGTTAATAATGTCCTTCAGGACCTCGAATACCGACTTGAGTGCGGATGCTTGAATCGTTTTAAGATGCATCCTTGGCAATTAGGGATCCCAATTCTCTATCTAGCCTTTTGGAACGCGTCAGTAACACTCATCGCAATTTTCTCCTCCAATTCGGGGGTGAGTCGGGGCTGGAGTGTCTCCCCGTACCGATCAAGTTCAAACATGTTTTGGGCCGCGTCCGTTCCGTCGAGGTTTGTGACGAAACTCGCCGGAGCGTCCCACGATTCAAACTCGGCGGGTATCATGGACTGGAGCCACGCCTTGACTTCCCCGCCCACCTTCATGACCCCGTCGTTGGTCACGAGAGTCGGAACCTTTGTAATCTTCTTCGACGGGACTCCTTGTGAAGTCACATTGTGAAACCGGACAATCTCAAGAAGGGACGGCTGACTCTTGATGTATTGCATGATATCCATAGACCATTTGCACTTGTCTGAATAGACCAGTAGAGCCATTCCTACTACCAAGCCAGTTTTTTGGCCCTGAAGTTTTTCGCAGTTCCTAGTAATATGAAGGCTGACGCGAGCATCCTCGGTCTTGCCGCCATCGCCCTCTTTTTGATCTGGAATTCGAAGAGCTCAGGCTCCGAGTACAGTCAGGAGTACATCACGGCCGAGCGCGTCCCGCCTGACGTGACCCAGAGTATCATCGAGTCTATCCAAACCAAGAACCCTGACTTTGTGCCCCTTGAGACGATATTCATTAACCACCAAGGGGACGGCACATATCTGTCCCGTTTCATGTTCATGAACACGCGTCACTTTTACGGGACCCAGCTGGATGTTCAGGCGCGTGTGACCAAGGATGGGAACGTCGATATTTTGACCCAAAAAGAGGCGGTCGTATCTGACTATGCCAAGGCGTACAAGCCTGACATGTACCAGCCGTACAAGGAGATCCAGGACGCCATAGACAAGCAGCTCAAGTACGCCCTGTCTCAGCCCATCACCACCCCGCCCCTTGATGCGTACAGACGCTAAAGCACAAATTCCGCGTCAAAAATATGAGTGTATTGAGTGCCAGTGAAGTGGCCGCAATGGAAAAGGCCCGGGCCGATGTCAAAAAGGAGACGTATCGGGCCATCCTGGAGCAATTCTCGCGCAAAATTCGCGTGTCCCATGAGCTCGGTCAAAAGACGGCGGATCTCATGGTCCCCCCGTTCGTCATCGGCTTTCCCAAGTACGACTTGGCCAAGGCGGTGACGTACATGGCTCGTCAGTTGATAAAACTCGGATACGGTGTGGAGCTCACGGGACCGGTCCATCTCCGCGTCACGTGGGACCGGCCAGTGACCCGACGGGACGAGACAGTCATAATAGATGATGACCCTGTCGATATTCTCCCAGGTCTTATGAACCTTCAAAAAGTTGCGCAAAAGCTTCGGAAGAAATAATAGACGCACATCAATAATGGACCTCCTCAACGAGTCCGAACGCCGGTTTACCAAAAAGCTCTGTGACGCCATGATTCCCGTGATGATTACTGCATTCTGGGAAATATGGCTCGAGGCCAAGAAGGAGGTCCAGGACAAAAAGAGCAAGAATGTGACCCTCGTGTTCCAGGAGCTCCTGCGGGCCATCAAGACCTGGAACTCTTCAATTTCCCTCAAAAATACGGAGGCTATCGTCAAGGCTCAACCCCTGTTCCCCAACTTGCTTGCGGCCGTCTTTGTCATCCACGTCAAGATTCTCAGTGCGATCCGGACCGACAAAAAGTCTAAAAAGATTTGCATCAAGCTCCCTCAAAATGACGTGTTTGTCCAGCGGTGCTACGAGGCGTGTGCCAAGGATCTGTACGAGGACCCGTATGTCATCACAGAATTTCACTCGGAAGTTGAGAGGAACGAGAACCTGACCAAGCGATTTACCAAGCACATCATGCAGGTCATCGAGGACCTCGTTCCGACGGCCGAGATTCTGCAGACGTACTTGCCCTTGCCAGCAGCCGGTGAAGACTTGAACCTGGATCACGAGGATGAGGACCCAGAGGCGGACGACGAGGTCCCGGATATGATGAACGAGGACCCCGTCCCGGCCAACGACGGAGAGCCAGCCCCGGAACCAAACATGGAGTTTGGCAAGACTCCAGGCGGTGTCGACAATACGGTCACGGTCAACAACTCCATGACGCCCCCGAACGTTCCGGGCACGACCCCAGCAGGTCCTGAAAATGTCCAGAAAATGGAGCAGAACCTGTTCGATGACGCGGCCGAGTCAAAGGCGTACCCTCAGCGCATTGAAAAACTCGAGTAAATAATCCTCGAAAATACAAATGGAGCAGTACCTCCGTGAACCGTTTGGCGCCGCCGTCTTTGCAGCAGGAGCGACCATTGCGTACATGTACGCCAAGGCAAAGATGAACAACGAGGGCAAGCTCAAAAACTCGGACATGTTCAAGCCGGCGTTTCTAGTGGCTCTGCTCGTCTATTTCATCGTGAGTCAAATTTCAGAAAGTCACGAACAGATATCAAAGGAGCCTTTTTAAACACTTAAGGGTTTTCAAACTAAACTAAATACATATGACCACCGTGAAGGCCTTTAACGAAATGATGGGCCAATTCCTCGACGAGCTTTCATCGACGTTCCCCGAGGAAGAGGCGGTAAAGACGGCGTGTGGAGTCACTCGGACTCGTGAAACCTTCGAGACGTTCATGAAGCAGGTGAGTCCGTACTCGAACGATCTTATGCAAAAGAATGAGGCGTTTTTTTGCGACGAGAATGAGTTTGTGAAGAAGCTGAACCTCAAGGCGCTGTGGACGTCTGAGGGCGTCACTGCAAACACGAAGGATGCCATTTGGCAATACATCCAGACGATGTATATTCTCGGAACGACCATCAATATGTTTCCTCCGGAGACGCTCTCTATGATTGAGACGGCTGCCGAGGCGTGCGCCAAGAATATGCAGGCCCAGGGGCCGAATATCGATGAGCAAACGCTCATGGCCGGAATGAATAATATGCTGACGCAGATGCTCGGGGCAGGACGTCCGCCTTTGCCCCCACGCGGTCCCAAGCCCACCAAGCGTCGGTCGAAAAAGTAATTTCTTTACGAATACTAGAAATGGACCTCGGCCGAGAGATTTTCAAGTCGGACCAGATACTCGTTTTCTGGCCGACGGCAAAGCAGAGCTCCAAGGAGCGTATGCTCGCCACCACCCGTTTCATCATCTACGCCACGTGTCTCGTGTACATCATCAACAGGGACCCGCGTATATTTGCTCTTGGAATCCTGGCCTTGGCTATCCTGTATTACCTCTGGAACTCGAACCTTATTAAAGACTCGAAGGTTCGGGGTGTCTTGGCCGATGGACGCCAGTCGGGCCCTCTTCGGAACCCAGTGACGCTCCCGACGTTCGATAACCCCATGGGCAACGTGCTATTGACTGACTATGCAGACAACCCGGACCGGCCTTC